CCTTTTCTGAAATAAGAAGAAGAAAGGTGGCTTAATTGGCCACCTTTTCTTTTTTACTACGTTGCAAACACAATTGATTTTTATAGTTTTGTGCTTTGTAACAAATAACACACTCACACTATTTCACACATTTGAAAGGTCTCGTGGCCGAGTGGCTAGGCTGAGCTCTGCAAAAGCTCCTACAGCGGTTCGAATCCGCTCGAGACCTCTTTTTTAAACCCTAAGGCTCTGTATATGAGTTACTTAGGGTTTTATTGTATGACAACGTTGTATGACAAAGTGCGATGTTGTCTTCTGCTCTCACTCCTGATTTTTTCTTGTTCCGAAGAAAAAATAATCCCTCAAGAAGAAAATTTACCTATTAAAGTTAGTGCTGAAGAAAGAAGAAATAGCTCTGTTGCTGTACCTCAATTCGAAAATTCAAGCTTTGAGGGTAATACTATTCAGCCATGGATCGAATTTACTGACTTAGGTTATCCAACTTCACCTTTCGTAGTTGATAACGGAAGTGTCCAAAGTACCGATGTATCCCCTTTGCTGATGCAGTCTAATTTCCCTTCTGGTTACTATAGAATAGGAGTGAATGCAAAGGCTGATAGTACTGCTATAGTTCTTTATCTTAAAAAGGGCAAGCGACAACTAATAGAGTTGGATAGATATGTCTTTCAAGACTCCTCGAATATAGCCTATGAGTTTTTCCTTACTGATTCAGTAAACAGTATAGGTTTTCAAGCACATGGAAAAGCCACCGTGTACGATGTTAAAGTATACCAGTATCAACCCTTTAACAAGTAAGACTTATGAAAAAGTGGTGGAAAAACATGGAATATGAACAGAGAGCAACTGTAGTTATTGGTGCTCTAGGTATAATTATATCACTAGGATATATTATTTACCTGTTGGTCGTGGCTAATCCTTATATATCATCCTGATGATTGCGTGAGGGATGATATATCTAAAACGATGATATATCTTTGGATATAGAGGAGAAAAACCGTTGTGTCGATTCGCTTAGTTGAATGTAAAGCCCATGGGTGGTCGAAAGGCTACCCATTTTTTATAGCAAAAAAAGCCAGTAAAAACCGGCTTTTTAAATGAACTTTTTAAATACAAGATTCGTTGTTACTCTTGACCCTTAAATGTCTATGGACGGGAATACTGAAAAAGGGTGGATATGTTCGAAGCATATCCTTTAAAATTTCCCGCAGCCATGACGTTTAAACAATTTAGAACTATGTCTAAATATCGTTCCGCAAAAACCGGAGAGTATGTTAAGCCCGGTTATGCAAAAACTCATCCTGCCACTACGGTGAAGGAGAGTGACAAAAAGCCGAAGAAGTAAGTACTTCTGATCTGGAAAGGGGGGCGTCTCCCCCTTTTCTTTTTTTATACATTAATAACCATTGGTTATTTTTTGTTTCGGGGTAGCAAAGGTACGAAAATATTTTTGACAGTAAGAATACTAAGTTTAGAAATTTCGCTAGTTGATAGATTCCGTACCAAATGCTTCTATTCCTATTTTATTCCCTGTTTTCGCTATTGGCTTAACACTTGCAATTTTCTTATTTAAATTACTTTCATCAATCAAAGCATAACTTTTAAATTCAGAACCGTATGCTTCAGGAATTTTAACTCTTGTAACGTCATCAGTTTGATACCATTGGATTTGTGTCTTAGTCACATCAGGCTCGTTTATACTTTCGTGGCCTCCAATTCTTGAACTATGGCCGGGATGCCATTTACCTCTTATTGGTATGTATTGATCGTTAATGTCAGTAAACATCTGAGATAATAAATTATTCACATCAATATAGGCACTTAGGTCAACACCTTCTGTTGCTGGTACTATTGAATCATTATTAAAATCACAGGTACTTGAACCTGTACTATATGATACGCCTAAACCAGCAACAGTACTACTCACATAGTTATTAATAATTATTGTTTGACTTGCACCAGCAGGTTCGTTATATCGAAGTTGACCTTCAATTGCAGCACCTCCATAATAAACAGCGTTATTGATATAAGTTAATCCAGATAACGGAACTATACCTGTAGTTTCATCATTAGCATCTAAAATATAAACCGAGTCTTGAGCACTAACAAATGTATTGTTGAATACATATACAAATGCATAAGGATCATTATGTAAATAAACTCCTGATGGTGAACTGTAATCTGGATTATCTGTTCTTCTTATGAATAAAGCATTTTGTGCTAATGGACAATACACAAAGTTGTTATATACATAACTGTCCTTATTGGCAAGCAATTGTACACCACCTTTTGTTACCGTGTTGATAATTACATTCCCGAAAAAATGACCAGCAAAACCACCATTCATTACCATTTCAAAATTTTGGCTTGAGGTGTTGCCAGTAGCATTATTAATTGAAACATTATAGTATACTTCCGTGTCCTCATCACAAGATGATACCTGTATACCATCCCATTTACATTCTCTTGCCTCGTTAGCAAAAACTTTCAAACGTTTCATCACATGATGATAATCACCACCATTAAAAGTTGAATCCCAATCATATTTGAAATAACCTTCGTAAAAACCTTCGTTACCGGACTTCTGTACTAAGCAATCATATACCCAACAATCATCAAATCCACCTGTGATACGATTGACAGTATCAAGTTTCATTTTAATACCGGTACTCTTAGCGTGATATACTTCAATACCAAAAATTCTTACATCGTTACAAGCATTTGCAGCACCATTAAATTGTTGTGCACTAAATCCACCGTTGATTAATTTTATACTTCTAACTCCGTTAGAATCTTTCTTACCATAAAACCAAACGTGATTACAATTATCACCAATCTGCATTACATCGTCTTCGGTTGTATTACTCTTAGTGATTGTTCTCTGTGTAGTGTTATTTGTGGTTATAATAATAGGATTACCAGCAGCACCGTTGAAATTATTCCATCTGATACGTTCAGAAGATATATTACCCGCAATATGTATAATGTCACCGGGTGCAAAATATTGTCCATCAATCCTATGTTCAAGGGCTGCTGCTGTTACTATAGTATGACCGTTGTATTGCGGTGCACTTGATAAATCACTTAATGTCCAAACAGCAGTTGAAGTATTTGGTACTATAACCACCCTTCTTCTCTTGTAAAAGACAGTACGGTGTATACCAAAATCAATAGTTAATTTTACATCTATACCCTTAGTGCCATGTGCAAATGAGAATGATACTAAAGGGTCTTTATCTGTACTAGTAGTAATGACCTCTTTAGTTTCAGAGTTTATAAACTCCCAACTAACAGCACGGTATTTTGTTAATAAGTAATTAAGACGGAACTGTATATTATTACCTGCTTCATAAGTTATCTTATTTTCACCATCGATTGTGAACCCTTTGTTATATAGATATGTTGTTGCCAAATCATAATTAAATTATTATAAGGTTATTTTAAGGAAGTTCAAGCCACGTTAATTCCATGCAATTTATTGGTGATAAACCAGTACCATCAATTATACGTACAGTAAGATTACCGTTAGTTGGATATTTTGCCGACCATTCCAAAGCAGTTGAAGTATTATTTCTACAGTCAGCAATTTCTTTTTGCTCACCATCAAAAGTCATAATTGCGTGATTAACACCAGAATTAGTTGTACCAGCGTGGATACGACTATTGTATTGTGTGTTATCAGTTAAGCCAGTAAGAGAGAAGCCACGTGTACCAGTACTAAACCAAAGTTGACGCATAGCAGCATCAGGAAATATACCAGTATTGTTATTTGTAGTTACTCCCAAAGTATTATCACTCATAGCTAGATCAATCACAAGTCCAATTGAAGTTGTTACATTATCACTACGCTTTAATGATAATAATTTATAAGTCTGATCAGGATTATCTGTATAGGCGTGATTCCAAGTATCAGTAAAGCCAGTAACTAAAGGTGATGTTGAACTACCAAATGATATATACATCTTTCTTTCAACTAACGATACTGTTACTGTGCTTTCACTATAATTAGTACTTGAAGTAAGCCCGCTTGTCCCACCAATTGTTACCGGTATTACTTCATACTTAATATGTTTATTTTCTTCATCTTCAGTTAAAGTAATATTAGCACTAGTTCCGATTAACGTTTCATTAGTACCATCAATATCATCAGCAGAATACCATTTATGTAAAGAATTGCCTTCAGCAGCACCATTTATTTGACTATATGTATGGGAACCAATTAATATTTGATCAACTGCCAAAACACCGCTATATGAAGGAATTGAAATAGGTAAAGGTGCATCTTCGAGGTCGCCATCGAAATCATAATAATCCCAACTAACTGAATATGTATTGCCACTACTTGACAATACTATATTATTCGCTACTGGCTTTTTGTTTAAATTGGTAGCGTTTAGAAAATTTCTTGATGATTGAATTACACCTATATTCATTATGATACTATTGCTCTATCTGTTACACGTCTCCAATTACTTCCATCGCTGAAGGCAATTACTGCACCTCCTGATTCATCAGATACATATATCATCTGTCCGGCTGTTGCTGCACTTGGTAATGTACCAACAGTAAATGATACAGTACTTGCATTTCCAAATCCCAACACTCCACCAACTCTACGTAATGATTGTCCATCTGTAGTTGCTGCGATTTCACCCAATACACCTGCAGAGTTTGCTGATCTACCAATTATACGTGTACCGCCAGCAGAGTTTGCAAGTTTTGCAATTGTAACTGCACTATTATTTATCGCTGTTGTTGTTACTGCATTAGCTGCGATATTATTACTTGTGATTTTTGAATATATATGTGTAGTTGCACCACTATTCATCATTAATACTGTATCACCAGTACCAGCAGCTATTCGTTGTAAAAGACCTAAAGAATTTCTACTATATATATCGTTAGTGGCATCACTACCTAAATTCAATTGTGTATTACCTGATTGGTCAATTGAAAATATTGTACCTGAATTATTTACGCTGAATACACCTCCGTTAGGTTCATCTAAATTGATTGAAGTACCAGCAGCAGATTGAGATAAGAAGTTATTAGTTGTTGAGTTATAAATATTAAAGTCTGTAACAATATTAAATTCAACCGAATTGCTATTTGTTTTTATTTGATTTCCAGCTTGTAGAAAAGTATTTGATGCTCCTGTGATTTGGACAGTATCCCCAACTATAGTTATGCCTGTGTTCGATGTTAATGAAACTGATGCATCAGTCATTTGAAGTGATCCTCCATTCATACTGTATATAGTAGCAGGTAAATTAAAGTTGCCAATATTTATACCACTAACATCAATTACAATACTATTACTATAACCGTCTGATATACTGATGCCACTGTATGCATTAATATTGATAAAGCGCCCATTATTAAGTGAAAAATCATAATTGCTATTACAATCAATTAAAGTATTACCTGTTAATGTTCCACCTAATCTAACATTAGAACCAACTTTTGTTAATCCATTATTGGCAGTTAAAGACGAAGTACCTCCTGTTGATTGAGCACCAAGGGCACCAAACCCATACCATTCAGAATCACCTATATATTGCCAAGTAGATGCACAATTTTCAACTTCAATTGAATAATTATTTCCAATTGAATTTAAGCTAGATGTACCAGTAGCTATATGTGTTACAATACCAGCACCAGCGGTACGAATAGATGTAAATGTTAATCCACTATCAACAGTATCTGGAATATATACTGATGTAGTACCTGTATTAGTAAAATATATACTGGTATTCTTGTGTTGATTACTTATTGTGAATTGATTACTATTTGTGATAATATAGTTTGTGAAACCAGTAACGAAGCCAACATCAGGTATTGATCTTGGGACAAAATTTGAAGCATAATTTTGATTGTATTTTGCACCTTGAAATCCAGCACCACCACTAATGATAGTATTACCAGTAGTATAAATATTCAGCGAGTTGCCTGATACATTTGTATTTAGCGCGTTAATATTTACTAAAGGCGTGTTGATATTAAAACTAGTATCTGCATTTAATTCCGTGTTCGCATCAACAATAAAACTTGATGGAAAATCAGTAGTACCTAAAGTTATACTTTCTTTTGCCTGTACACTTAACGAATTATCTGTTGTAGTAATAACACTTTCTTGCGTTGTTCCACCAGCTATTGAAAGTTGATCCGCTGCAATATCAAAAATATTAAGTCCAAACATGACAAACTGATTACCATCACCGTCAATAGTTGTATTGCCAGTTAATGTACCACCTAGTACTATATTATCACCGACTTTCGTAAGTCCGTTGGCTGCATTAATGTTACTTGAAGTACCACCGCTTGAAGAAATCACGATAGTGTTGTCAGTACTAGTTATATCTATATTGCTACCTGCTACTAATGTTTTGAAAAGTGCTGTGTGTCCGGTTTTGCCCGAGTATATACCAACACCACTCCCTATATTTTGAATATTCCAAATGCTTTGACCAGCACTTGCTGTTGCTGTGTCTCCTGAATTTATTATTTCAATTGAATATCTTTCATAGCATCCATTATCTTGTATAATCATCGTCTATTATCAATTTGCCGCTTACAACGGTCTCAATAAAGTTATCGTTTGACAATTCTATATCGTAATAGTATTGTCCTGTCGGCACATCATCAGTAATGCCGTTGATTATTATTTGTCCAGCATTAAGATAAGATATATCTATAGTGCCACCGCTTGAACTGTATGTCAGTACCGGACTGCTATACTCGTTTTCTCTTGCTTGCATTTTTGCAATTGTGTATGATGATAAGTCAACTGCTTCATCATTATACTTAACGATAAAATTTAAATAGAAAGTATCGCCTCTCTTGATCGACAAAGGCAAGTCAGCACATTTTGATATGTTATAGTTTTGCATTCTTCTTTGCTTTTTCTTGCTTCAAGTTATTTTCAATTGCTGTTAGTCGGTCATCCATTTGCTGAATATATGACAGTAAGACAACGGTTAATTGTTCGTAATCAATTACGAGAATGCCGTTGCTTCCAGTACTAACCAATAGCGGTTCAACTTTTTGAACTTCTTGTGCAATTAGTCCTATCTCTCTTTTGTTTGCGTTTTTTAAACTATAAACAAGAGGTATCAATTTATTTATTCTATCGATTTTATAATTTTGTATTTTTTCAATTAGTCTGTTATCCATGCCTATAAATACTTTTTTAAGTTTCAATTATTAGCCAACCTCACCATCAACCGAGAGTAAAGTTTTTTGTGTAAAATTCAACGTGAAATCATCGGTAAGTAATTCGATTAGTTGAATCGACAAGTCTTTCATTTGGATATTATAAGTATATCCAGAAATCATATAGTTTTTACCATCGAATTCAATTACACTATTGAAATTGATTTCAGTACCCGCCTTTAAAGTTATTTTCAAATAGTTTTTAAAGAACCTTGAGAACTTCAATTTTTCGTATGCGTATAGATGTTGATGTGATTCATTCAGGACACTACTGTCGTTGTTACTCCATGTTGTGGTTAGTCCAGTTGGATTATATTTCAAATTACCCACGTCATTTTGTTGAATACCTTGTGAAAAATATAGCTCTTTGTCAACTTCTTGGATTCCAAATTGTTGACCCGCTGCAATAGCGTTATAATATTTATCATACGTGATGGTCTGCGGATATTCTTGGACTGCCGTTATATTATCCCAATAGATTTCAGCACTATTCCAGCCATTATTTTCTAAGGTAATAAGCAACGCTAATGTGTAATCGCCTGTAACACTAAACGGGAGACTTGTTGTGAAGGTAAATTGACTCTCTGAACTATAGTAATATGGATTTGCAGTTGCCGTACTGCTTGCAATTACTGTTGATCCTGATTTCAACCATGCATATACATATCGTTGACCCTGCCATGAGGGTAAATCATGACTATAATTAAATAGATTGAAATCAAATGATACATTTAATGTACTTCCTGTTGAAAGGGCTTCCAAAGTTATTGGATCGCTTTCAACAATAAATCGACCGTATGAAGGATCGTAACTATAACTCGTATCGACCTTAGTATATAAGGAAGTATTACCTGATGACCATTCAAACAATTCGTATTCGCCTGTACCGAAAGGTGTATTATTCCATCCAGATATACCAGCAAGGAAATTCCCATTTGGAACAACGCTTTCTCCAACGTTTTTATTAAAGAATGTTAGATTTATTTGCTTGATCGGACGAATTTTTGATAACTCATCACTATCGAATTTACTTCTATAACTATCAATATTTATTGTCCTATCTCTATTTTCACGTGTATAGGACAAATCATTCCAATTGAATGTAGTTAATGGAGTAAATATTTCAAATTTTTGAATTATAGACCACTTATTTTCTACTTGCGATATACGCGCGTTGTACGCTTCTAAAATATAGGATAGTGCATCGTAACAATTCAAATAGGTACGTTTCCCGTTTCGTTCATTTTTAACATATCTGTTTTGATTTGCATATACATTTGAAAATAGGCTATCACTTCCACTTACTGTATTTGTTCGGTAATTAACTTGCGAAAGTATATCTAGTTCAAGTCCTGTTTGCGATAATATAGTCTTTAAAATTTCAATTTGTGGAACTGTTGTTTCGCCTGTTGTGCCGGTAATAGCTTCAACAGGGTAGGGAATATCTTTCAATTCCGCTAACCCGTCAGTAGCATTCAGATTAATATAGTATGCGGGATTGACAAATTTTCTTGTTAGGTTATCCGGTTGTAGCCAGCCACTCCAATAAAGTATTTCTTCAAATTCTTGGGTTGAAGGCACCAATAATTCGCACCTTACTGTACCAGTATTAGTTGAAGTACTTACGTAATCAACAAGAGCATGGACATATATATACGCTGCATTTTGTGTTGTCGCTGTTAAAGTAACCGTAGCCGTGCTCGCAGTTGTCGGATATGAGGCAACTATACTCTTACTATTAATTATAGTATTCAAGGCAGCATTCATCAAACCAACAGTATATGTTACACTCCAAGTATTTGAAAATGATGTTTGGTCGTAAGTAAATTTTACGTCAACGTCAACAGTACTACCAGATGATAATACTAATGGATAGTAAGCGCGTTTAGTTGGAGTAGGAGACCCTAAGAAAACGGTTATATCACTCTTTATATAGGGTGCATCATCAACCCAATCTTGACCACTACCGTTAAGATCGAAAGTTGTTAAGTCTATAGACTCTGAAATTACTGTTTGTTGTTGTTGTGTTACTTCGACTTTCCAGTCTCTTATTTCAGATGTGAATAAATCGTCATAATTAGTACCGTCACTATAGAATGTAAAATTAACTTCACTTCCGTGTACGCTAAGGTCGTCTTCTTTACTACTTGCTCTATATGTAAGAGATAAAGGATTGATAGGATATTTTTCAATCTCATATACTTGCCCTGAATAGCTGTCTTGTTTAAGATTGATGGTAAATATCTTGTCGTCTAAGTCTCTTATTTTTGAAAAATATTTTAAACCGTATGCCATATTTTATATTGATTTACCTCTGCGTCTTTCGACTTCTTGATTTGAAAAATATATATCCTCACCGCGCACCATGCCATATACTTGTATAGCTTGAGGCGTGTTACCACCTAACATTTTTTCTGTTTGAAAATTGCTTGATACTCTACTACCACTTGGTAGATTAATTAATTCACGTCCTCTTTCACCAACCATAGCTATACCACCACCTGATATACCACCGTTAGCGAATTTTGGGACGTTAGATTGCCACATAGCAGTTAAGGCACCAAGACCGATTGCAGCAGTTGCCAACCCGATTATACCTTTGGTTGACTCACCCGCGATCATACCTGCTATAGCTTGCGCAAAGAGACCTTGTACGATTTTGTTTAAGCCCTGTAAAACAGATGTAACTAAAGATTTAAAATCGGTTTCTTGACCGGTTATTAAATTGCCTAAACTGTCAGCAGCGTTGCCAATAGCACTTACAAAGACATCGTTTAGTGTTTCGTCAATTTGGTCACCAAGCGTTTGCCATGTTATTTTTAAATTCTTCGATTGTTCATCAAGTTTTTCAACATCCTTACTGATTTGTGTAGTATCAAGACTGATAGGAATTTTGATCGCTTGAAGTCCTTTATTTTGTCCCTTTTGAATTGATAGTTTATTCTCATCAGGTGTAAAAGTTTGTGTGACATTAGATATACCTTTCTGAAATGCTTTACCAACGGCTTGACCTTGTGTAGTTGCTTCGTCTTCCGTGATAAGTTTGATTTTATCTTTCGTAAGTACTGCCTGTACACCATCTTTTAAATTCTCACCTATATTGCTTGCAAATAGCTTTGTGTCTTCAACAACTTGTTTGATTGCATTTGCATATAGTTCTGGTATAGCAGCGAAGTTACCAGTAAAGATTGCTTTTATGATCGCTCCTGCATTACTAAAAGTGTTCAATAGTAATGATCCAACTAATTTAATTACTTCCCATAATGTTTTGAATTGGAAGACTAAATTTTGAATTATTGCCCTGAATAATAATGATTCATTATATAGTTCAATAAAAAAATTTATTGTATCGACTACTGCTTTTTTAATTGCAACTATAGATTTACTTGCGATCTCTAATGCATTCGCTTTAATGTTATTGAAAGTCGTTGAAGACTCTCCAAACATTTCAACCCATGTTTTATTTAATTCTTCGTTTGCTTGTGCTAATCTGATTTGTGCTTGTTGACTATCGTTCGCACCAGCGACTAAATCTTGAAATTTAATTGAAGCATCACCAAGAGATTTTACAAATTTTACCCCTGCATCTTCACCGGCACCACCGAACACGTCAGCGAGTACCATACCTACTTCCTGACTATCATCACTAAATTGCGATAAGCGTTTACTTACTTTTTGAAGTGCTTCAAATGTGGTTAACGTACCGTTTGCAATTTCCTTTTGTATCTGTGTACCTGAAAGTCCAATTGCAGCCAGGGCATTATCTGTTGCCGGTGTCAATTCACGAATACGCAAACCAAATTCTTTAACAGCATCAACACCTTTATCAGAATATATACCTTCATTAATTGATTGAGTTGCGATTTTGAAGAAGTCATCAGCAGTACTACCCATGCTTGCAAATTGTGCCGGATATTCTTTAAGTATATCAAGGAATTCTTCTGATCCTGTGAGTGCATAACCATCACGGATTTTATCCAAAGCATCAGGTATAGATATACCAAATTCTTTTGAAACGGCTCTAGCACTTCCCAGTAATTTTTCGAAAGGTATATCGAATGTATCTGATATACTTTTTGCTTTCGCAGTTGCGTCAACCAAATCTTTACCTATATAACCAGTAAGTGATTTGACGGCTTCTGTTGCCTTTCCAATTTCTTGAGAGAAAGCAAATACTTCTTTTGCAGCACCTATAATTGCAGTTGCCGCAAATGCTCCTTTTAGATAATCACCGATTTTGGAAATGCCTTTTCCGAAAGTTGAAATCTGATTTTGTGCTTCGCTTAACCCTTTCTTTAAATCGGCTGTGTTGCTCTCAATATTGAAAAGTAATGTTTGTAAAATTTGTCCACCTTTAGCCATGTATCTATAGTACTTTGACTATAAATACTTAGTTGATGTTCAATAATGCACGCAAGAACTTGTCATCAGCTTTATTATCTATAATAGATTTTATTTCAACTTTTCTCTTTATTTCTTCTTCTTCTGGAAACCTATATAAGTCACTAGGTCTTTTTATCTGCTTACTCCCTTGAGTAGTGACAACAGTAAAATAGTTATTCAACCTAAATTCATTTTGTAAAAAACGGTAATGATCGTGTTGTATACTCTCTCGTTGATCAAGTATTAAACTCGCTTGAACGGGAGTAAGCAAGTCGAATTGCTCAACACTATAATTGAAGAAATTAACAAACAAGGAAAGGAGATAATCATAACTATAAATTATCTCCTTTTCTTCTTGAGAAAGTACAGGCTGATTACTGTTTAATTTTTTTTTGAAGGTGTGAACATTTTCAAAACTGATTGTGTGAAGATGTGAAGGAAATTAGCATAATTTTGCTCCTCTGAAAGTATATCTTCAACGTCTGTTTCTTTGATATTGAATGGTATATTCTCAAGTTTATGACCTCTTTTAAGAGCTTCGAACGCTATAACTTCTGTTTTTTCCATGTCGTTAATAGCTGTTTCAAATTCTTGCAGAGTTATTTTTAATTTAGCTGAAGTATTTTTTATTACTGCAAAGTCAATTGCTATAGGTAATTCTTGTTCTTTAAATTTAATGTAGTGCATAAAAATAAAAATAGAATTGGAATGCGATACGTGTTAAATGGCAAGTAAACTCACGTTGTCGCCCCCAATTCTAAAAATCTTTAAAAGTTATTTTGCCATTTTAATAACCAATCACTATATATATTAAGTGGTTGATTTTGTTAAGTCGGAAGTACCTGTAATTTCTAAGGTAAAAGTCAACGGTTGCCCCGCACTTGAAGTAACTTCAAATGAAGTCAATAAGCAATTACCAGTTTGATATATACCGGTTGCTAACTTCATTATCATTTTCAAGTCGGTACGTCTAGTCTTCACAAGTTCCAAAATTTGGTCAGCTCCGTAACCACCAGTAACTTTAGTTTCGCCAGATTGTGGGTGAGTAGTATCACCACTTAATCTTGTGAATACACCACCTGCAGAAGCAGTCCAACTTTTAAAGGTAGGGGCGATTAATTTTGAAAAGTTATTGTCAAAAACCAAAAGTTCTTCGGTCTCAACAGTATAGTTTAGGCTTATATCTGTTAAACCTAAAAGTGCTGAACCAGTTGTTCCTGTAGTAATTACAAGAAATCCTGATTCGAAATATCTTACGTCTGTGCTAGTCAATCTGTTTTTATGTTTTGAATAATATTATTTACTTATAAATACTTACTTTACTTCAAATTGTAGATACTCTGTGAAAATATTCAACTCGTTGTCAAAGAATGTTTCTTCATCTATAAGCGTTACCATATTTCCAATAGAATATATCTGTGACTTTATCCTATCGGAATAATTGGAAAAACCAGTAGTGGTTGGAGCGTTAATTTTGATTCTTAACGTGTATGTTTTAATCGCCTCTTTACTTTCAAAAGTATTCAGATTGTCCGTGTTGTTAATCTCATATACACAGGTGACTTTCTTCAATAAGTCTTCATTTGGCAGATATAGAAAGTATACGTCAATTGTCGTCCCGGACAAGGCATTTTTTAAAGCACCGTATATTAAATTTTGAAGTGTTTTATTCATTTACTTTATAAATACTCTTTACTTTTTCTTAGTTGCGTTTATGACCTTTCTCACTTGCTTTCTGATTGCCTTGTTTAATAATTTCAGATAGTTATCTGATAGGTATTTTACTGCCTTTGGTGCTGCACGATCATAAGCAGATTCGATGAATGGTTTTCTATTTATAGTACCTCTATTTGCTTTCTTTCTATACTTTCCACGCCCTTTTGTTTGACGTACTTTTGTGCCACGCTCAATCAATTTGATATACCAAGCACGTTTATTTAAGCCGACATATACCCCCGATTTACTTTCTGACTTAGTAACTATAGTATTGTTTTCTGCTTTGTTTTTACTTGACTTATCGTTATTGCCAACTGGTACACTTTGCTGTAGTTCTTTTTGCACTATTTTACCAGCGGCTTTATTCAAATCGAATTGAATTTTGTCCGTGAATTCTTTAGGAATGTCGGCAAGCATTTTTTGTACTTCTTTAATGCCAAGTATCTCGAATTTGATTTGATTTCCCATAGTTATTTAATCCCTATACATTCTATTATTGTTGCTTGATTGCGTTGTACATGAGTGAAATTTATCACTTCATAGTCTTGGCAATTGTATTCAATTCTTGTTCCTTTTTTACATGCAGGGAAATACCTCATGTAGAAGGAAATTGAATCAGAATATACATTTCCCGGTAGACTGTTGAAAGAAATATTACCACGTTGATTGGTTATAGTTGCATATATAGTTGCAACCGTTTTGTAACTTTCAATTGGCTCACCGTAAGTAGTGGCACTTACAGTATAAAGTTCTTTTACCTTTAATAATTCGGTTAGCTTATTGGTCTGAATCATTTCTTTTATTTTTTATTGCTAAGATGATTTTGACAACAACCCAAATGATTGAGCAAAGCGTAAGTAATGCAGTCAATAGGTTATTTATCTTTTCAATATTTGTTGTTAGCCAAATCGTTGAAGTAATTAGCCATCCGATTGCATTATGAAGTTTCGTAAATTCCTTTTCGAATGTCATTAGGAGGATAGATGTGATACTCTTCATTACTGTTGTTCCTCCTTATTCTTAAATAAGATTTTGCCAAAAAGTATTTTTTCAAGCCTCTCTATAAATTTATCACCACTATATAATAGCATTAGACCACCAATTATTAAACTACCAATTATCCAATAGTCAAACGTGATTGATAGGACTAATAGGTAAATACCAACGAGTACAAATGCTAAGCCTAGAATACTACTTTTATAATTTTTTATAATCTTTCTCATTCATTAAGCAATTAGTATATAAGGTGATAGTAAGCGTTCAAAAGATTTTGACTTTTGCAAGTTGGTCGGTATATATCCATTTTTTTCAACGTCAAAGTATTCTCCGATTTTCAACTTGATGGCATGTTTAATATCATCAGGTAACGTTGAATATCCAGCACTATATTCAATCATTAACTTATGAGCGTTCAAAGAATTGTTGAATTTTAAGTGCGTAAAATTGTTGAATTTATATAGACTATATCCAGTCAAAACTGTCATTATATTGCTCTCTGTGAATGCACTTATGCCAATTATATTTATGCTTGGTTCTGGTAATTCGTACCAACAGCCATATATACAATAGTCTTCAAGAGTGTTAACCGTTGGAACTATATCTATTGAAGTGAATTTTTCTGCTTCTGTCAAAGCTACTTTTATTAGTCTTTGGAGTTCTGCATTTGAAGAATCGTCACTTTCGTGAATCTTTAAATCTTGCTTGACTTCTGTTAGTGAAATGAGATTGCTATATGTTTTAGTCTTCGAGATATACATCAGTATCTATGTTTACCTATAAATACTTTTCAAAGACAAATAAAAAGGCTCGGTAGTTGCCGAGCCTTTAGAAAATAAAACTAACTTAAATAAATAAAAAATATGACCGAAGTATTAAGACAATAAGTTAACATTTTTGATTACTGCGATCTTGTTTGCATCTAGGTAGCTACCGTCAGCCATCGCTGAAGCGATGAGCAATACGTTTCCTTTTCTTGCAAGGGTAGCATCGGTAATCATTTCAATTGCAACACCTTCACCCCAATATGCTTGAGCAACTGCACCGGCAGTAATCAAGTAGCCATGGTTAGCGTTAGTTTGAAGTGTTGATCTCTTAGCAGCATAGCCGTTTACGATTCCATCTTTCCAAACAAATTCACCAGAACCAGAATCTTTTTTGCTATTCTTAGCTCTTGCAGTTCCGCTAGTTGAGAATATATACCCTGATGGAGCACCAACAAGGGCAGCTTCCATTTGAATAGATGCGTTGTGGAATGTTGTAGACACGCCAGTTGCACCAGATACGATAGGAGACAAAGTGCTGAAAGTGTCGATAGTTCTTTTTTCAAGAGCCTTGTCAACAGCGTACTTTAATTCGTCCATTAAGTTTTGAATATTCTCAGGCTTAGAAGAATTCAAGAATACTTTTGATACTTCAATTGAAGCACTTACGAAAGTAGGTGTCAAAGTCTTTTTAGCACTTGTTAAAGTCTGGTCAGATACTGAATTGTCTTCAGTTCCGAATGTACCAACGATCTGAGAGATTGAAGGAAAATCAATTACACCTGAATCAAAGTACCATGTCTTTACTCCAAGTGCAGGTAATACAAGATCGCTATCGTTAATAGATAGACCAGCATGGGAATCAGTAAATTTGAATTGTGAATTTGTGCTAGTTGTTACAGTCGCACGCTTTTCCAATTCTTCAAAAGGGAGTACAAATTTTTCACCGCCTCTTTCACCTGAAAGGAAAGAACGGAATTCAGTTACGAGGTTTGTATCTTTCTTATCATTTTTATTGAAAGCTTGTTTTGCTTCCTGTCTTTCTTGCTCATCCTGAAATTGCAAATCTGCAATTCTTGTGTTGAAGTCAGCGACTTCTTTTTTTAAGGTATCTATCTTTGCTCTTTCTTGAGCATCGATTGTTTCTTTTGCGTTCAACTCTTTTAAATCGTTAAGAGCCTTAGCACGTTTTTCTATTAAATTTTTAATCACTTCATTTTGATTGCTACTTTTTTGTTTTGCCGGAAGTGCGTAACCGGCTAAAATTATTTATTATAAATACTATTCGATGAACGAAATTTCATTCTCTAAAAAGAAAATTTCGTTATCAATCTTTTCTTTTTCAGCGTCTCTAGTTTCTTCTTTTACTTCTGATTTCAATTCTTCTGAATCAATTAGATCGGAAAGATTTCGAGCAATAGTTACCGGGGTGTTGGCGTAAGCACCGTCTACTACAGTTGAAGTATCATACAGACCACTAACTTTAGATATAGTTCGCAGAATCTGGTCGCCTTTTTTCTCCCATATTTCGCCTTCATCATCAACAGTAAATACAAATGAAGACTCGTAGTAATCACCTCGACTAACCATTTCATACAGATCATTACCTAATGTAGTGTTAGGTACTTCGAATCTATACTTTAGTCCTGTATCATCAACCGATAACTGTAAAGTGCCGCTTGTTGTACGCGCTAACATCTTACTTCTGTCATGGTCGATAGTATGTATTACATTCAGGTTAGGAGAGGCCAGTACGTCATCGAAGGCACCAGGTAAAATGATCTCTGTGAATTCGATCATTCGACCGTTATGATATTCATAAAGTAATTTTGACTCGTTGTTGAAAGTAGCAGCATATCCTTCAATATATCTCTTGCCGTCTTCGTTTTGTTCCGCACGAATGTTTTTGTCTTTAGAGACTATATATCTTTTTTCTTTAATTGCTTTGAGTTTCATTATTATTAGTTGTTGTATTAAAATTATTTGCTGGTGTACCTAATGGCTGATACTGTACTTGCGCATAATACTTATCCATTTCGGGGTTGTCGATTCTTTCTAAATTAAATTCCTTTCTTACTTCATTTGGAGACAGAGCGCCCATGTTGTTTAATGTCTTTGCTACGTTCGCACGTGTGGTCATGTCTGTATCCATTAGCGGTTTGAAGTCAAATTCAATTGTGGCTCCGTTTATTCTTTCTTGGATTGAAAGTAACTTTGCTTCCAACTCGCAACGTATAATATTGCATATACTGCCAAGTACTTGATTTTTGAAATTCAAAGTCTGTTGTTCGAAGTTGGTATAATTTGAATTACTCTTACCTAATAAAAATATAGGTATACCAAATAGCGCAGCGATTGAACTCTCGGTATATCCTGCAATTTCCAAGAAGTTTAGATCACTTGGATTTATTTTCAACTCCTTTAATCTATACATCGGAGGAACAACTAACATTTGTCCAGCATTCGAATATCCCGCTAATTCACCTTGAATTTTTTCTAAGTATTCATCTTTCTTAGCTTTCGTAGTGCTTAGCGCTGTTTCAAAATCAACCTCAAAGTATTTTGTTGAGAAAGTATTGTTAGTAAATAATGTATCTGTTGTCTTTTCAGATTTATACTGCAGGTTGATTTCACTTTTTAAACTTTGAATAGGATTCAATCCATATACACCATCTTTAGACAATAACTTGAAGTGTAAAATTTCACTATGTCTAAAAGGCTTTTCAAATCCTTCAATCAAATACCACATATTCCCACCGACAATTGATATACTCACGTCATCAGGATTAACTAATAGTAATTCTTTCCCGTTGATTATTCCATAGGAATTTCCCATAAAGAATAGTTGTGCGACAACCAGAGACATCCAATTTTGGTAACTGTATATAGATTGAGGTTGGTATCTTAACGAACTATAATAATAATGCTGTTTGTTAATTGTCTTGTTGTTGCCGTTTTCGTTATAGATAACCACAGGCAATCGACTCATGTTGGAGGCAAGAATACTTATACACGTATAGACGGTGCTGATCAATTCAGCCTTGTTTAAGTCGAAATTACCAGTACCAATATTGAACGCTTGGAGTTGTTTGTTTTTTAGAAACTCGTTGCGATCTGGTACGACTATACTCTTTATATCTTTAGCAACTGGAAATAATCTTTGAAATATATTCATTAACAAACGGGTGCTAATTCTCTCCCGTGCTAATAAATACTTATCGGTTACCAATTGTCTAAAAGAGCATTCATTTTATCAAAGTTATCCAGCCAATAGCCAGCCATCGCTATATTTTGCGCAATCCATGCGTCAATCGAATGTCCTTTCTTGTTCTTCTGCAACTGTATATCATTTTTGAAAGATGTGTACAGATTGATATTCCCTGCTTGCCATTTGGTACATAAGTTCTTTTCAATAAAGTATTCACCCGATATTATCTTTCGTTCGAGATATTTTAACGGTTGCGAAAGCGTTCCGATATTTTGAGCTATGGGAATAACATTCAGACCCTTATTCGAAAGACGATGCATAATCTGTTTACTGTTATACCTATCATAGTATATGCCCTGTACTTTGTACTTATTCGAAAGGTCAATCAAAATTTCTTCAACTAGTAATTCATCCAATACAGGAGTTTGACACCTGATCACACATTCAGTTGATGCACTATAATTATAGTCATACATAATAAAGTCTTGGAGGTCTGTTACGAATAACCTACTTAGGTCAATTTCATTTCCTTTGATGAAATTCCTCTCAGCATTTGGCATTATATTGATTGTCTTACAGTAAAATTTGTCATCAACTTCGGCAAGTAATGCTATGGATGTCAAGTCAACGTTGCTTGAAAGGTCAACACCAATCCAACATTTAGAACCTAGAGGGACAAGGTGATTATCTCGTATACTATTGTTAAGTACTTCGTTGTCGATGAATGGGCATTCAAGTCCTACTTCTTTCCAGTAGTTGAGCGTTTCTGTTTTGAAGGTCGCAAGGTTGGAAGGGTATACTTTTGTTTTATTATATTCTTTCTTCAGGTCTTCTATGTTACCCATTAGTTCTATTGAGGGATTTGACTTTCTCCACAATTCAGGTTGTGATAATTCTTTTTCGTCATCCTGTTGAAATATATAGATGAACATTTCGTCGTCTTCGACATCCCCATCCAATATCTTAATACATGGTTGGTACAAGTCTGAAAATCCTTTTGTGTCTTTTGAACTAACCGTTCCGATACTATATTGAATCGGATTCTTTCTAGCACCTGATTTTCTCTTTGCTACATATCTAATATCAAGATCATTATAGAGAAATATTTCATCCAAAATGGAAGCAGATAAGTTAGTCCCTTGAATTTTTTCAGTCTCGTTCGTCAATACCAAAATACTATTGGTGCTCTTTGGTTGCTTGTTGTATACTGTTGAGTGTGTGATGTTAAAAAGTTTTGTAATCGCAGGACTGCTTTCAATAATTTGCTTTGAATAATCCAGTATAAGTTTACTCTGCTTAGTCGTTGGACTGATGATTGCAACGGTAGCGTTTAGCTCCTGATCTGCTAGTACTTCGAGCAAGGCAAGAGTAACAATTAAAGTGCTTTTACCTTGCTTACCTGCACTACTTATAACAGCTTCTTTAGTCACTCTCTCGTCTGTGTCTTTATAGTATAAGCAATAACATGACGCAATAAGAAAGACTTGCCATGGTGCTAGTTGTATTTGCTTTGTTTCGTTTTTGAAAGGTATATTGATGAGGCTGAAGAACTTTAGTATTCGTTTTAATTCATTCTCCCTATAGTCATATTTGTATTTGAATCTATTAAATCGTTCTACCGCTTTACGTTCGAAATGACCTGTTATAGCAGTACCTCCTGTAACGCTATCAATATAGTATTGGAGTTTCTGTATGTGATTGTTAATGTATTCGTCTGCCATTACAGATAAATACTTTCTCTATTGAAATAAAAATGAGGTAGAAACCCGATAGATATATTCACAATTAAATTGTTGGTACTTTGTGAATAACTTTGCATAGGTGGAATATTGAAAACACAGAGATTTGTAAAAAAAAGCTAATGGCCTATATAAAGTTTAAAGACAAGACACTACGGAAGTTTGTCAAGGTACTATATCATCTTATACAAGCTGCGCTGCTGTTAGCTTCATATTTGATTGGGAGAAATCATATTTAGGGGAATATTTTGGAATTTCGATTATTTTTTGTACATTAATAATACAGCACCAACAATTTCGTTAGGTGCGGATTTACAAGATTATGCATCTTGAAACGAAAAACATTAAAAAAAATCAAGCGATATGCATCAGCCGTATCCTATGCCCTCGAACCGATTTGTAAATTAGTTGAAGTTCTTTTAGGCTTAACCTTCTTTATACAGAGCCTCAATTTAATTGTTCATAAACTCGTTGAATGCTTGCATGGGGTCTTGCTCCAATTCATTTGATGCCCGTGCTTTTTCAATTCCTAATTGTTTCAAAATTTGATTGATTGATTTTACAGCATTATGAAATACTCCTACTGAGAAGTTAACTTGATAGTATGGTACTTCTTTGCCAATATTCACCATAGTTCCACGAGTGAGTATATCTGCTTTTGAATCTTCAATTAATTTCAGGTTGAAGATTAAACTATCAATCAGCATGTCATCGGTTTCTTTGTCGTACTGCTTCTTTTTTTTTAGGAGCTTTATAACTCCTGATTTGATGTTTTTTACTTGCTTGTCATCCATGTATATAAATACTGTGAATAGTAGGGGAGTACCAGGTAATTGAAAACTTGCCGTATCTACCGAAAAGATTGGGGCTGTGATTTGGCTAGGAAACTATATTTTAAAATATATTTCCCCCCGTTGACGAAAAATATTTATCTTCCTGAAAATTGTATAAGCGATGAATGAAAAGAATACTAAGTTTCTTGGACTAGATATAAATGACAAGAGAACTCCAATAATACTTGTCAAGATTGTTGTTGCTCTTTGGTTAGTGTGTTGGATATGCGTTTTGCTATACAAGGAGAATTGGACGGAACGTGGACAATTCGGTGATATGTTCGGTGCGGTCAACGCTTTATTTAGCGGTCTTGCCTTTGCGGGTATTATATATACTATCTTATTACAACGTGAAGAACTCAAAGCACAAAGAGAGGAACTTAAATTAAACAGGGAGGAGTTGCAATTAACCAGACAGGAGTTTTCTAGGCAATCGGATACATTCATCAAAGATCAATTTGAAAATACATTCTTTGCATTAATTGAGTTACACGAGGTTATTATATCAAATATAGCTTTAGGAATGGGACATGCTGGTAGATCATATTTGGTTGATTACTTGAATAGTATTCGAAATACTTTAGGTGGAATGACTGATAAGGTTAAGTGCGCTATACTATTTGGAGAGAACTACAGGGATTTTCATAAATCATTTTTAGAACCATATTTCAGAAGCATAAGAGGAATTTTAAAATTTATTGAGAAAGGCGAAATCAAAGATAGAGAATTTTACTATTGGTTATTATACAATCAGTTTACCGATACCGAAAGACTTGTATTGTACTATCAGGCTTCACTTTCTGATGATAGAGAATTGAAACAAATGTATCGCAACGCTGAATATTTTAAGCTTTTAGATGAGTATGCAGATGGAATAAGTAGCCATAGGCATTTTATTAATGATTTCAGAAGGTCAGAAGGATAAACTTTTCAATTAAAGTCACTTAACCAGCTCATATACCCTTCAATCTCTCTCATCTTTTTGTTGTGACCTTCTTGTTTAGTTTTCTTCGAGTGACAACTATGGTCAAGAGATTGAAGGTTATCAAAATCCAGTCTTTTGCTATAGTCTTCTGCAAGAGGTACTTTATGGTCAACGTGGTATGCAGGGGATGTGATGCCGGAAGCCAGACACAATTCACACAACGGTGATTCCAGCAATTTTATCAGCCTTGTTCGTTGCCATTTAGTTGACTGATAAAATTGCTGGAATTTTGCCCTTTGACTAAAAGGATCGATCGGTTTATTTTCTCGTTTTATCCACCACGGGTTTTTCATTTGGATCAAGCCTGAACATAATGTTATTGATTCGGTATAGTGTTACGGCCTTTCGTTTGTTAACACGTTCTTTCGTTTGCTCGATTTGTTTAAGTAGCCTTGATTTATCTTGTTGCATCTAAGTAGTCTTTGTATGTTACCCTGTTGAAATTATTTTTGTCTATTATGAAAACAGCCTCGTATAGCTCTAATGAACGTATCTCTTTTTCTTTATTTGATTTGGAATAGTTATACATATCAGCTGTTGCGTTAAGAATAGAGAAGAATAGTCCTTCCGGCATATTATCATACAGGAAAAATTGATACTGTAAATCAAATATGAAATAGTAGTCGTCATATTCTATTACAAATAGTGTATAGTTACCTGCTTTGTAAGCTTTGTATAAAGTTTCGAACTTTATTCGTTCTAAGAAAGTGTTGTTATATCTACTTGAAAGTATATTTCTCCTTTTAAATTCTCCAATCACATTTTTTGTATCTGCACTTATAAAGTATAGGTCAAAAGCAGCATTAGTAGCAGGATCGGTCGTTACCAATAGCGAATGATTGAAATTATATTGATTAAATAAATTTTTGATTAACATTCTTTCTTCTTGCTGTATGCGAAGAAAGTATTCTTCCCTGCTTTCGTTGTGTGTGTTGCTCATCATATACTGTATAATTATTTATTCTTTGTGGTTGAATGATAATAATTATTTTGGTATTGTCGATTGTAGTCTCGCATACGCTCAATATTTTCTTGATACCATTTTCGATTATATTCAGTTCTTTTTTCTGAATTTATCTTATAATATTCTCTATAATAGGTATTCCTTTGGTTTCTTACATATTCTTTGTGCAATATGTTATAGCGTTCTTTGTCTTCTTTGGAGAAATTCTTTCGCGATAGTCTTGTCAATTGTGCAATACTAACCGAGAAGTATATATCTGGAGTATGTTGTGTTTTATCGATCTTTCCAAAGATATTTTGTAAATCTTGGGAAACATATAAAGTGAAATGAGTGTAATCTTCAATTGTACACTCGAAGGTAATTAGATCGTCTGTGATTGCTTGCTTGCGTATACGCGTAGCCATGATGTTTTCTCTAGTCATAAGTATTTTATTTTATATAAATACTTAATGATTCTTGAAAAGTATATTTACTAGAGATTTTAATTAGAGATTTTTTTAATTAAAAATTACTGCTAACGAAAAAACACGGAGCCTATGTAGGTCGCGTGTTTCTGTATTTTGAGAACCTATGAGATATTTACTGAAAGAATGTCATCATGACCAGTAACAAATACTCTATCAATAATTTGGTCTTGGACCGATTGCCAAAACGTAATTGAGTCTTGTTCTTGCATGTCTACAAATACCATTCGGGATATACTTCTGTTGTTAAGAAATATACCGACAACATCTTGTATTGATCTTCCGCTACTGATGAATATTCTAACCAAAGGACTGGTCATATCAAGAAAAAATATTTCGTCTGGGGTTCCATTTGGGTTGGTGCCTACCATAAACATGGTATTATTATTATCAATTAACACTCTTTGAAACTCTAATCTTATTTCTATCATAATTTATATTGAGTTATGTTTAGTTGCTATTTTCCATTCGTCTTTTTTATAGTCAACGTTTAGGTAATAAGCTACGGCTTGATTTTGTTCGTATTCTCTGACTATATTTTCAGGTATAGTGAATGTTGGAGGTAAGTTTATATGTGATCCTTGTGGGGTTGATATAGTAATTCTAAGTTCTCTAATTCCATCTTTTAGGTATTTTGATATTTCAAGTTGATTGTTTGTTTTGAATGTTACTTCAATTTCTTGTTTTCGTTTACTTGAAAGATTTGAATTTTCGTTTTGTGAAGCGGCCGAATTCCTTTCAGCGGCATTCACGGTTTCGTTTTTATTTGTCATAAAATCTTAATTAAAGTTTTATATACTCCATTTCAGCCGAAACGCTCACCCCTATATCTATATATAGAAATGAGCGTCTCTTGTCGTTATGCTGTGATATACGTAATTAAATGGAAAAAGTTGCGATAACAGGCAACTTTTTTACCCATTTTTATAGAAACCAATAAACTTATGACTAGTATAGATGATGTTCTAAAGGGTGATTTTTCAAATCAAGTATATAAGCTTGATCCGGGATTGACCCAAACCTATTTGTTAAAATATTCTGTCGAGAATAATATCCTGTTGCATTCAATCATAAGAAGGCAATATGAGTTGGAAGAGCTAATTAAGGTTGGAAAAGTCGACGATGGTGAGGTAGATGCTAAATATAACGCGAAAATAAATGAGCTGTTTGAAGCAAGTAAGAAGGAGCTATATAAGATATTAGCTCACATCAGTTCCGTTGGAGAGAAGTAG